GTGTTCATTCTACGCATTTGGTCTTCTAGGTAGGGCCTGATAGCGTTCTTCAAGCTACCCTTCTCAATACCTAACGAAACACAGTGATACTTCTTAGCTGCTTTGATGATCTGGAGAGAAGTCTCTCGGACACCCCATCTACCATGGATAATGTCATGGATAAACCACCCCTCTTCTCCTACTTCTACTATGGATATGGCAGTCTCATCTAGCTTCTTAGCCATTGACTTAACCATTCCGTCTCCCTCTCCGAATCCAGCAGGGTCAACAGTGATATATACGTTACCTGTACCGAATTCACTGTCCCGATAGAGGAATTCTTCTTCCGTAAACGCTCCCCCTCCAGCAGCCTCAAAAGAAGCCTCGAATTCCTGTCTGAAAGCATGAGTTGACATCCTTCCTCTGGCTTTCTCTACCTCTTCAGGAGAGATAAGAGGGTTATCAACTGAGTTAAAGTGGAAAGACTCCCACTCATCATCTAAATCTGTACCGGCTTCTAGCCATAGGTCATAGAAGTGGTTTTTACTATCGGGCGTACCAATAAAGAGGGCTTCTCCTCGCGTATCTGCTAGGGCAGGGCTAACAATCAAGTCCCAGACCTCAGAACGCATTGTTGCGTACTCGTCTAGTACGACGTAAGCTAATGAAACTCCTCGGAGGGTATCTGGCCTATCTGAACCCTTTAGACGGATTGTACGGCCATTCACGAGCTTTAAGGTACATGTGTTCTCATGGACTGTCTCTATTACATCCCTGCCCATCTCTTTGAGGACATTCCACATAATATCCTTAGCCTGTTGGAAGGTAGGGGCTATGTAGAACACTTCCTTACCCTTCAGGTCTATCCCAAACCCATTCTTCTCTTCAAGGGCTTTAAGGAGTAGCATAACAGCAGAGAGGTAGGATTTACCTGCTCTACGTCCTGCTGCACAGACTTTGAAGCGAGCTTTGGAAGTGAATATTTCCATCTGCTTCTTGTGAAGATTAAAGTCGAGATTTGCCACTATACTTGGTACTCATAAGCCCCAATATCAGGGGTTGTATTGACAGGTGTATCATAACCTCCTATATCACTTGTTGGAGAGCCTGAGATTACTACACCTTGGTCTATTGCATTTGTACTAGATACTGTCAAAGTAAAGTCAGTCGCGGAGGTAAGGTTAGCTGTCCCTTCAACACTATTTGCGTTGCCTCCATAGAGGGTTATCCAATCAGCTAGGTTGTATTCCGTAGATATAACACGAATAACATTATCTGAAGAATCATCCTGATAGATATTGTAATCAAACACAGTATCTATTGCTGCATCCGTAACCATATACAATAGTGAGCTAGTAGAGCCTACATTAGTTCTACGGAAGATATTATTCTTACAAGTACAACCAACATGAGAGCCTTGCCCCTCAAAGTTAGCTGCTCTGTTAGTCCCTGCTGTAGAGAAGGTATTATTGTATAGGTTGGTATTAACCCATCTACCTTCCCAAGTAAGGGGCTGGCAAGTGTTAAGCGATCCATAAGCTGTGTTATAGCTTATCTCCGCAGTACCGTAGTAAGCATTCGTAGCCTCTGCATCAGAGTTAGCTAAGTACAGTCCGTAGTAGATAGGGTTAAGTAGTACATTACCTTTAACTATACCGCCAGTGGAGTTTTCATCTACATCATCTGGGCCAAAGTTAAGGCATACATTACCGTTTTCATTAACGTCTATGTAGTTATAAAGTACAGAAACATTATTAGGTGAGCGGAACTTGAACCCTTGTGTCCCCCCTGTTGTGTTAACTAATCTATTAGCACCTACCATACCTCCAACAAGCTTTGTGGCATATAGTCCCCATTCAAGAGAAGCGTTACCACCATTATTAGCTAGTGTGTTATTAGAGAAGGAGTAGGTAGTAATACTGCCTGTGATTGCTCCGTGGTCTGTGCAATCATGTATACTGTTTCCATCAAGAATGATATTAGTAATTAGAGCAGGATTATTGTCGGCATTGGCAATCTGGATGCCATTGTCTGCTGCTGTAAGGTCACAAGCCATCAGTGTAATGTGGTCTAGGTTGTTGGTAGCCGCTCCTCCTTGGTACATATAGAAGCCCTCTGTACCTGCTCCTACCCCTCTCAAATCAAGACCCATAACTGAGAAGTAGGAGGTAGCATTACTAGAATGAGATTGCATAGTAATGGCGGAGCCAGAAGCAGGGGCGATTATAGGTTTAGCCCCTGTGCCATACGACCCTATTACGACATGGTTACCGAGACTCCCGCTACCGAGATTATTAAGGTCTAATGATACATCCCAAGAATCCCCACGATTGAGTACAAATCTATTTCTTGCGCTAGCCGCAATTACTTGCGTACGAAGCTCGGGAATAGTTTGTTTAGCGAGTAGAGAGGTAGAGCCATCATTAGCATCGTCCCCACTTACAGCATCAAAATACATCTTAGCCTCTTCGGCGCACACATCTACTGTAAAGGTATTGGATACCTGAGTACCATTAGTATTAGTGGCTGTAACAGTACAGCTTGAGAACGTGCCTGCTTCCGTAGGAGTGCCTACTAGGTTGCTACCACTTACACTTAGACCAGCAGGCCACGTTCCTGTGAGGCTGTAAGAGACTGCATTACGGAACCGGCTAGACAAGTCATAACTATCAATAACATCGTTTATAGACAGCCAGAAGGTATTGAAAGCAACCTCTACGAAATAAGGGTCATTAGCAGCTCCTCCGGGGGTGTGGCCTCCGCCTCCTGTAGGGCGATTGGCATACTTAGCTCCGTAAGGGTACGGAGCGTTATAGACTGCACTAGCTACTCCATTATACATCTTACTTGTAGAAGCTCATTGAGACAGCCTGCGCTGCTGCTGAAATCATACTGAATGTACCACCTGCTGTGACCTCTCGTGCTACTGGGTTAAGCTCAGGAGAGCTACCATCTGTAACGTCTGCTGCTGGGATAGCTGCTGTAGCTCCATGAAAGTCTACCCAGAAGTCTCCTGTAGAGCTAAAGAGCACCATAGTGGCCCCTGCTGGGACTGTATGAGTTTCTGCTGTAGCTACACCTAGTACACGGGTATCTACTGTATCTGAAATACTAATGACATCTGAGTCAACGCCATTAGCTCCTGTTTTCATTGAAAAGTTCTTCATCTATTTCTCCAATTTCTTATAAACTCTCTGAGCTTTACGTTTACCTTTCTGGAAAGGGTATTCAATCAGGACACCATAGATAATACCCACCTTCTCTACTATCTTACAAATCATCTCTACGGGAAGGAACATAAAGAGATACTTGACTGCTCCACTGAAACTATCCATCTAGTTGTCCTCTATCCATCCTGCAAACCCACCACTGATAACAGCCCCCTTATCTGCGGAGACCTCCATAGCAAGAACTGTACCTGCTGGGAAAGGCATAACTTGCATCATGGTAAGAGCCTCTGAGCTATCTTGTACTGATATGGAGGCATGAGGATAGGTAAGCCCATCTGTAGTAAAGTCATGCCCCGCTATATTAGTAGCTACTAATCTAGTCGTACTACTTGCTGCTGCTGTCCCTGATGCGCTCCCACTCCACATGGCATGAAGGAAGAAAGTCTTACCATTTGGTACACGCCTAGCTGAACTAGAACAACGTCTATCCCCTGTCTTTACAAAAGAATAAGCAGTGCCGCCATGAGAGATAGTAATATCTCCCGCTGCTACTGTCCCACTACCGTACTGTTTGATATGAACACACTGTACAAACTGTATATCTGTAGCTGTAGTAGTAACAGGAGTAAGCCCCTCAAGTTCTACTTCTTCTTGTTGGGCATCTAGGTTTACATCAAGATAATGAACAATAAGACTTCTAATACCTGTACCAGCATCCTTATCATCATCTGCACTATCGCTAACAAGGGTCATCTGAACACCGGGAGAAGGGGGTACAACTAGATCAGGAGTACCAGCTAAGGGCCATACTAGATGATTAGATACCGCTCCTGCTGTTTCCAACTCCCCAAAACTACTAAAGAGACTAGCGTTAGGTACATTACCTCTAGCTATCTCAGTCATATAGCTGAGTATATTATGTTGGAACTCTAGGTGTCCACTACTACTCATCTAAAACTACAAGCACCATTAACCCACTTACCGCCTGCCTTAGTACAACGCTTCTCACCAGCACCTTGTACAGCTTTAACTGCGCTCTTAATGAGACCTGTTCCTAGTGGGACTACATTCTTCATCTGTGTTTGTTTAGTCTTCTTTGGCATATCTATTCCTCAATTATCGTTACATCTTCTGCTTCAATCGGATTAAGCTGCTTCTCTAAAGAACCTACATTAATACTGATACTAAGCCCCTGTGACTTCTCTAAGGCATCTAGGTCGATAGCCTTACTGGTAGGTAGGATACGATCTAATAGGAGCTTAGCGGCTGTCATATCGCCCTCTAGGGCTTTAGCTACTACTGCATCTACTACCTTCATCCCATCCTTCAGGAGCTTATTCTCAAACCCCTCTCGGATAACCTCTTTGAATATAGTGGTCTTATTCTTACAGCCCTTTGGTCTTCCTTTGAGGTTGTGGCCTCTAGCTTGCGTTAGCTTCTTATCATCTGGCTGCGTAGCAGCCTTTTCCCTTGAGTCAACCAATATGATGTCTCCTGTACCTAGCTGTATTATGTTTATACCTCATACGGTATTCCCAAGCTGTCTCTTGTTCTTCTTGGTATCTTCTATCCCTTTCTATTTTATTCTGTCTCTCTTGCTCATACTTCTCTGCTCTGAGGGCATCTAGGTAAACATCTCCTGTACTATATCCCCAAGGGAAGTGGTGTTCAGCGGACATCTTCTTCACTATAGAAGATATGCCTTCCACCCTCTGAGTCTGTAGCTTCGTTCTGATTGGGGAAGAGCTGTTCAAGCAGTTCCTTGTACGCTGAATTAAGGGCCTTGTACTTCCCCTTGTACTGTTCTAGTTCAAGTAGGGCATTGCCTAGTCTCTCTTCACTTAGGGCTAATTGCCTCGCCCTATCACTAGCATTGTCCTCTCTTTCCATCTGTCTCTCTACTCTTTCCCATGCCTTATCATTATTCATGGGTCTTCCCCTCTACTAGCAATCTGAGGATATGCTTATAAGCCCTGACTTCACCTTCTGCTGTAGCTGCATTAACTAGTTCAATCATATATTTGTCATTTAGCACATATTGCCAATCAGCGTTCTCATCCCTTGGGTATTTACCAAATCTCTCTTGTGGAGTCATCTTACAAGCTCTCCCACTCAGGACAAGGTTCAAACATAGGCATTATCTCAAAAGGAGTACCTGAGCTGTAATCTACAATACCTGTACAGAGTAGTCTTAGTCCTCCTCTTTCTTCAGGAAGGTAATCACTCATTGGTCTGTATTCAAAGTCTACACTCTTATTACAGTTAGTGCAGTATTGTTCTGTATCAGTCAT